TGCCTTTTGTATTCCTCTACCGGAAAATACTCTCATTCCATTGTCGAGCACATAGCATGGTATTTCTAAATTGCCCAGTCGCAACGGAGTTTTATCTGAGCCGTACTTAGCTACCAATATTTTATTTTCTTCCATATAGCAATCTTTGTTTAAGTTAGTAAACGGCTGCAAAATTACCACATAATCTACAATGGAGCAAAAAAAGAGGCATGTTAGAAAGCAAAGTGCCCATTAACGCTAACTCTAAGGGTTCGGCTTTACGTGTAGTTATACAATAAAAATAAAGCGGTAGGATGTTCTCTTACCGCTTCATACGTATGATAAATCTGTTATTATTTACTTCCGTGGTCGTATATATCACCGAATTTAGCTTCTATGAATATAGGGTATATCACACAGTCCATTATTAGACATACGAAAGGGCGGTTATCGCCACTATATCTGAAAACAGCAAGTTCTTTAATATCCTCTGTGATTATTGCAGGAAGGGATGTTGGCTTCAACTGTTTGATTGGTATCATTTCAAAACCATACTGGTGTTTCCCGGAAACGTTTATATCTTTCCAAGTAAGACAGCACAATTTTTGCATCCTCGTTACAAAATCCTTGAACACACTATTATCACATCCTTTTAAAGATGTTTTCATATCCAAGTACTTAAAGCAGAAAAGAGGTTCTTTGCTTCTCGCATCAACCTCTTTTTCTTTTAAATTAGGCTTTACATCTTTATGCTTTAACTTAAACTTGCCACTCATTTATGCTTCAATTTGTGTTTTGAAAAACGCCATCATCTTATCACGGCTTATTACAGAGTTTATTTCCGTGGTTTTCCAAGGAGATTCTTCATGTGTCATTTTCATCAAGGCTACAGCAGAAAACTGGTTGTATTCCTCATAAACATTGTTGAAAAGTTCTTCTTCATCATCTGATAAAGATATACCTTCTTTTGAAGTCGATATAGAATTGGATTCAAACGATTTATATTCCTTATATACAGAAGGGACAACCGGTCCATATTGCCAAGCAACAATATCCTCATCAAACAATGGTGTTCCAAAATATGCCAAATGGAAACCTTGTTGGTAATACATCATCTTCTGCAATTTCAGATTTGATATAGTATCACCATGTTCCAAATCTGTTTTGGATATAATTTTATTTGCGATGTCTAATGCTTTGTATGCCATAATACTAATGAGTTATTTGTAAAAAAACAAGGGGTAAGCATACCTATTATTCAAGGATAAGCTGCAAATACAGCTTTAAGGTATGCGTAGCCATGAGCGTAATTATGATGCAAATATAGAGGCTAAAATTTGTATTGCAATGGATTTCTTATTTAATTTATACATGTTTAATAGCATATTATAAAAAACGCTGCGACAATACACAACGCCCCCAAAGAAATGTAGAAAGAAATCATCGCTACTTATACCTTCCTATCACTACTTGATTGATGCAATCGGCAGCAAAGCCTACCAAATAAGCTTGTGCCTCATCATTGTAAAAATCACCTTTAACACCAATGTCAGAAAAAATAAAGGAAGATACATGAAGAGCCTCATGCGCTATGTCCTTAATTCCCATTTTTTGTTTTATATATACAACAACACCTAACCAATCACCGTCTTTTATCGAGGCTCTAAACGTAATAGCCTTGCATGATTTTAACATATCCTCAACCTCTTCAGATTCTTCGATATAAAAAGTGCGTTCTATATCTTTAAAAGAGCCTCCCTTTACAACCCATAGCTTACGTGGGTATATGGTAAGCTCAAACTGACGTATCTGAAATTTACTGTTCATAGCTCCACTTTCACCTCAACCACATACTCTTTGCCAACTTCACGACCTAATTCGTCATAAGAAACCCTACGGACAAATCCAACATCAGAAACTTGAACTCCGGTTTCATCCTCAAACCCATTCAGAAGAACAGCTATCTTTTCGCCCAACTCCTGCTTCTTTTGCTTTATCTCTTCAACATTCATGTCAATTGTCAGTTTTCAAATATATATTCTTCAATTCGTCCTTTTTTAAAGATCCGTACTTTATTGCACGGTCTATACGCTTACGGGCATTACCATCCTTAGATTTTGCACTATTTTTAGAATTATCTTTAGATATAATCAGTTTAACCAACTCGTTCAAAGGGATAGGCTCTGCAACAGCTCTATCCCAAATAGAAGTGAAAAAATCTTTTGCAGGTTTTCCCATAAGTAATTTCTTTTCCGTTTCATCACCAACCTTTTCAAAATGAAGGTAAGGTTCCGAAATAATATTGAAATATGGCAGGAGCGACTTTTCATCCGGTTCACTCACCATGCGAGTTTTTAGTAGTTTTAGATAACGTCCTCCATTCCTTGTACGTCCTATGGCAAACACCCCGTCCGCAAAGTTGGAAAGAAGCTTGCTCCCTGCCATATTGGTTTTAGACAAGGGCTTCCATTCCTCAATCTTAGGCGTATGCGCTATTACCATGATACTGATTTTCAGCTCACGCTTCAATCTTGTAAGACCGTCCATAATAGCACCTGCGAACTCCGCTTCTGCTGTCTGCGTAGAAAGATAGGAAAGATTATCAAGTATCATAACCTTTGCACCTGTATCAATCAGCTTGTCTTTTATGCCGTCAATCACGTTCATGTTAAAATCTTCGCTGTCCACTTCTTCCGATATGGTGCATCGGATAAGCGACTTCGGGAAATCCGCATTGCAGTACCTTCTTGCAAGCTGCCTGTCCGATAACTCAAAGTCGAAGTACAAAACGGTTTGAGGACTTACCTCCACCTCCGTACATTCGCTTTCCCCTTTGGCTATCTCGTAGGCTATCTGCGTGGCAAGAATGGATTTACCTATTCCGCTATCGGCAAATAAGAATACAAGCTCGTTCTCCCACCAAAAATCGCCCCAAAGCCTATGAATAGGAGGCTTCTTCTTACCGTCCTCAATGACTGACTGCATATCGGAAGAGCTGAACAATGGTATTTGTTCAACCATATCGCCATCATCGGGAATATCGCTACCTATTTGCTCAAACCGTTCTATGTCGGCTTGTATTTGCTCTTCTTCTATATAATTCATTGTTTTTTAAGCTCCGTTTTAGCGAATACTAAATTTTGTACTTCTTCTTCCCATATATCACCTTCGTTTCCTTCAAAGTCAAGGTAAACGGTATCATTCGGGCTTGCCCTATTGATGCTTGAAAATATTCCGACTATCTGCATGGGGATGGAAAGCCTTTCTCCCTGTGGGGAGCGGAATTTGATATGAACATAGTTGCCTATTTTTAAGTCTGTTGTTTTCATAATCTGATTTTTAAGCAAGGTGCGCCAGCATTAACCAACGCACCCGTTACTTTTTCTACACGTGGCAGATAGGCTATTCTTTCAGAAGTTTTACACGTTGATTAATGATATTCAAATACTCGCCCATATACTCACGTTGAGCTAAAAGCAATCTTCTTTGATTTTCATCTTTAACCGATTCCTCAAATTTTGGAGATTCAACGAACAGACAGAGCTTCTCCAACTTTGCTGCCAAATCCTTCTGTTCAATTACCAATCGGTCAAGAAATGAATCTGCACACTTATATGCTTCTTCAAACGGTTTTACTGGCGACCAGCTTTCGTATCCGTCTTCATAACGAACATGATAACCCTCATCGTCAAAATTTTCCGTTGACGGTTTTTCTCTAAGAAGATGTTTTCCCCACGCGTCACCTCTTGTCATAGGTTCTGCTTCAATCTGTTTTGTTCCAATGTACTTTTTCATATCAATTAATATGGTTTAATTGTTTCTTGATTCATTAATTTCGCCATAAAATCATGCTTTTCTTGTTCGGTTGCTTTTCGCACATTACCTCCCCACATGAAATTTCTAAATCCTGTACTCTTTTTAATTTCCCCGTCATTCCAACCTATAAGAATACCATAACCGTCACCAGTCACGCATCCGTTATAAATGAAAACTCTTTTATCTATCGGATTGTACATTTCCGATTCTTTACTTGATGGGATTCCATACAGAAAATCACCAATACAATATTCTGTTTCTTTCATATTTTCTTATATTTAAGTCCGAAACAAACCTTAATCATAAGCCTTCTGAACAATCCTATTTTATCATAAACGGGAATACTTGACCTTGTCGGCTCATGCACAATATAGCCAATCACCTTAACCGGTTGTTTAACATAACAATTATCCATAATAATCAATTTTTAGCCCATTCGGACTTAGTTATACAATTCATTGACTTAAACCTGCCGGTCACTTTATTGTGGCCGTATGAGTACACGTAGCAGATACCTTCTCCGGTGATATTTACAGTAGATCCACCTCCAACATACAGCTTGCACACATTCCCTTTTGAAACATGGAACTCAACCTTTGAAGCAAGCACCGTAGTAAGCGTGCAATCCTGCTCTATTTGCCCGTTAAAGTCCACATACAGGCACGAAGTATATCCATCCTTGCTCCGCTTCCATTTGCCATTAATATAGTCAGAAAACGTTCGTTTCATATACTGAATATCCATACCGAATCCAAAGCTATGAGCATCTGTCAACAGCTCCACACCGTTTGAATCCAAAGCTATATCCATTAACGCTTCCTTACTTGTAGCTACGTCCCATTTATTCTTATATCCAGTGCAAAGACCGAGCATCATGGCATTACGTTTAAAAGAAAGCAAATCATTCATAAAATTGGAAATTTTTTTAGTTCAACTTCTATAAGCTCTTTTATCATCATTACGGCATTGTCCGAATCAGGAATGCTCTTATAAGTCTTTACAGACCGTATAATGTTCCTGCTGCTAATTTTTGAGTGTTTGGCAATATTACCGTATGAGATTCCGAACCTGTTATGCAATACGGCAAAAACTGCACCTCTCGCAATCCTTCCTGTAAGAATAATGTTTGTCCTTCCTTCATAGATAGTTGAAGGATATACAGGGTCCTGATTGCAGAATACTTTATTTACGCAATCACACACGATACGCTCAACTTTTCTTATAACGCCCGATTTTAAAGAATCCTTTTCTTCTGACATACTTTTCTAGTATTTTCTTTTGGTCTTCATTAAGTATTTCTCCGCATATATACATGTTTCCAATAACAGCCTTCTTAAAGTCTGTCACCTTATTACCTATGCTTAGCCCAAGTCCACAATCAATACCTTTATATACAGCAGGAATAAGCACATGAGTATTTATCTTTCCTTTTACGGGTATTGCATTAATTTCAAACTTGACTTGCCCATGCCTTATCCGTATGCCTCCAGTTTCCCAGTCAGGCAAGAATATACCCTTAGTAACCTCCCCGGTTTCCTTGTCCTTGAAAGATACCCACTTCGCACCCGGATGATTACCTATATTGATATAGATACGGTAAGTATTATCAGGATTATACCTGTCTTTCCTCGGTTTCAACACTTCCATCGAATACCTCCTTAGCCTCTTCTGCCATGATAACCTTCTGCTCAAATTCAGCATTCGCCTTTAAATCTTCTTCAGGTGGCGTAGTGTTCATTGCTTTATTCAAATCTTTCATCTGACCTTCCATCCACTTCATATAATTTTCGGCTTCCTTCTGTGCTTCGTCAATGTCAGTGAATACAGCCATAGGCTTGATAAGATTAGCTTCCGTCACGACTTTCATTCCTTCCAAGAACTCAAGATTTGTGGAAGTCGTATCACCGAACATTTCATTCTCCTTGCCTACGATTGATTTCTTGAAGTCCACCATGTACTTCAACCAAGCGTATAGGGATGTTTCGTGAGCCACACCGTCCAAACCTACCGCGTATGGGGTAGTGAACACTCTGAATCCTGTATAGTTTTTAAACATTATTCCAGTGCTACATACAATTATCTCGAACGAACCGAAGTTCTCTCTATCCAGTACATCGCTTTCTTTGATGATGAACTCAAAGCCTTGTTGTTTCTTGTTCTTTGCCATAGTTATTATGCTTTTTCGTATGTTTTTTCAAATATGTCTGGCTTGCATGGGTAGAACTCTCCATTTATACCTTTGATAATATAGTCCCCAAAACTTGCAGTCATAATACCTTCAAGTGTTTCTATTTTTATTCCACCGTTAGAAATAACTTGCTGTATTGTAGATTTTCTACCGAATACTGATGTTTCAGTACCACATCCAAGAAAATCAACACATTCCAAAATGGAATTTTCATCGTGTTCTAACCTAACCGCTTCAATAACTACCGGTTTCTTCCTGTACTTCATAATTATTCCTCCGTCTTAGCCTTTCTACCTCTATTCGGTCTGAACGCCGTCTTAGCGTCCTCTACCTCAATGATACACTCTCCTTCGTCCTCAATTGTCGCCACCGCCTCATTCTCCTTCAACACTTCCTCAACAACCGGATTAGCCGCTTCCTCCGCTTCTTCCACAACAGACTTCCCGAATCTAGGCTTCTCCTGGTTCATGTTCAGCTTCTGCATATCCATCGCATACTGCAACTGGTACGCCTTGAATTTCTCATCGTCCGAATCAATGATGTCGTCCGCTGCATCAGCATAGTGCATGGCGATAGTTCGTCTGTTTGCTTTCATGGCCATTCCCAACGCCTCTTCATCCACGTACATATACGGATGGATGGAAATAAGCCCATCAATAGGAGAAAGCCGTCCGAATGTCTTCTTGTACTGGATAAGTCCGTCTGCCCTCTGCTCCACAATGGCGTAGGCATTCATGAGGTTCTTCTTTTTGATAAGAGCGATAGCCAATATCCAAGTAAGCCCCAGTTCGGGATTGAACTTCTTTGGCAAATCCTTGCACTTCGCAAAGGATAATGCTTCTGATAAGGTTTCTGTTTCTAAAAACATAGCAATATAGAATTTAATTGTTATTCGTTAGGAAAAGTTTCGTCATATCCGAAGGAATGCCCGTATACGTTCTTGAACGTAAACGTCACTTCCTTATATTTCTGCCCGTAAAGGGTATCGCTTTTAGGCTCTGTGGCTCCTGAGAGGTACATCAGGACTTTTCTCTTTCTCGCTGTATCATGGTAGGCAATCTTAGAACCGGTAATGAAAGCCATAAAGTCATGGTAAGACTTATCATCCTTGGTATCATCCTCCAAGAATATCAATGTCAGTTTTATAGTTGTCTGCTTGTGTGCCGGTGTGCTGGAAACATACACTTCCGCCTTGCTTGTCTCGGCAAAATCCTCTGCATACATATTTGTAGGCTCTCCATACGAATTAAGACCTGTACATTCTTTATACCTTAAACCTGGGAAATCTATTTCCAAGTCTTTCCAACCGGCACCAAGCTCGCCATAATGCATCATATAAAACTTGTATTCATTCATGTTGCTCTATTATAATACACGCAAATATAATAATTTAAATTCATATATTAAAGCTTTACTTTAATATTTATCACTGTGATATATTTAAATCCGCTTTAATATTGAGCTTTTAATCTTAAAAGTAAAAGAATACTTGAAATATACCTTGCATTGCATAGTACTACCTCATTGCATATTAGACATACCCTATATAAATAAAGGAAAAATGTCTAATCCAAAACCTATAAAAAAGAAAGTAACATAAAGAAAAAAGTGAGCGACAGCGAACACCGCTCTCCCTTTTATTATGAATATAATGAAAGGGGTTCATACACATACTGCATAGAGGAGCATCAACGTAAAACAATAACTCATATAATATAATAATATTATGTTACAGCTTATGTGTCTTGATTTAGATAAAATATTCAAACAATTAGAAAGAGAGGAAAAATCAGGAAAAAAATTAAAAAAAAATGAGAGAGAGGACGGATGTTTACGGTTGCACTGGTGTACGGGGGGGAGGGGCATAGCGCGTTCATGGTTGTACTGCCTGTGTTGTACTACAACGGTTTACAACGCTCGTTTGCTTCGTTGCATGTGGCTTTAATATGCGCGATATAGGCGAAGAAAGGTAAATGCGATACATTGTGAAGGTGAAAATATAACGCTTCTATATGGCGTTATATTGGCTTATAGGTGTATGTTATGGAACATGTAATTTATTTATAATTACTTACAAAATATAATGTGTTTTATTTGATATTTTGATAAAAAAGCGTTATCTTCGCAATGTGAAAGGAAAGGTGATATATTCAAGTTCTATTCTTTCACAGGGGGCAAACGTTAATGCCCAAAGCGTGTTGTTAAATGCTGAGATAAAAAGAGAGCCTTAATACTAGTAATATTAAGACTCTCGTAAGTGGAATACTTAAAGTAAGTACTCTCCATGTTCGGAGGCAAAAATACTTCTTTAACTTCTTACTTGCAAATATTCTCCCATTTAATTTTTGATTTTTTGATGCGGTTATAAAAAAAGGTGTAACAGTTGGAAGCCTGCTACACCTGGATAGGTGGAATAATCCACCGAAAGCGGCTAACTTGAATTAGCCAATTAAACCGGTTAAGTTATGGAAATAAGATTTTCCGTAAAGGTTTGGAGACTCAAAGTAACGGTTATAATTAACCTATAGTTTGCCAAACCGGGGGTAATGTAAGGAGTTACCCCCAATCGGTTTACTTATTCCATGTCGCAAATATAGCCGTAATTCTCCAATAATCAAAAACCACGCTGTAATGAATTGAAATATTAACATTAAACATTATAGCATTATGAAAGCAATGAGTTTTTACACCGCAAATGGTTGGGCTGGCTCAAACTATGACAGCAAATTAAGTACAAAGGAAATCGCTACAAAGGTTAGATCCTATGCCAAGAAGAATTTCCCGGGCTTTAAGTTCTCTGTTCGCTCTGAATGGAGCATGTACGCGGATTCAATGGCGGTTGAATTAAAATCCGGTCCTTGTGTTCCTTTCGTTGAAGGATCAAGAAGCGCGGAACGTGGTTATATGTCCACAATGTCTAGCGTGAAGGCATGGAAAGACGAGTTAACCCCGGAAGTATTTAAGGTTCTGGACGCTGTTACGACTTATGCAAGTTCTTTCCGTTACGATGATTCGGACGGCATGCAAGACTATTTCGATACTAATTTTTATTTAAGCATAAAAGTAAGTGATGAATATAAGGTTATAGAACCGAAGGCAAAGAAAAGCAGCGTTAAGGCTGAAAAGGTTGAGGAAACCAAAGAAGTGGAAGCCGTGACGATTGAAGGCCTGGAAATCGTGGACTACTCCGAAAAGGCGATCGCGGTGTTTGGCGATACAAAAGCGATCAAAGAGCAATTAAAGGAACTGGGGGGACGCTTTAACCCGTCTTTAAATTATAACGGTGAAAAGCGTGCCGGATGGATATTCAGCAAGAAGCAAGCGGACAAGGTGAAAGAATTGATAGCGCCTACAGAGTTGCCGGCGCTTCCTGAAATAGAAACATCTAAGGATAATATTATAGAATGGAAAGAAATTCCTGGATGTGGTTACGAAGGTATAGAACTAAAATATATCGGAGAGGGTAAGGAATACGGATGTATAGGGCGTTGCGACAATGGTACATACTGGGGGGCATTCGGAGGCGTGCAGGGTTCTACTAGTGGATTAGCTCCAGTTCGGAAAGTGTTTGATAATGAAACGGATTTATTAAACTGGATGAAATCTAATGGATTTGTTTATGAAAAGAAATGCACTTTACGCAATTCTGTGATATTAGAAGAACCCCAAGGGAATGACACCCCATTAATTATTGACGATTATGCAAAATATGATTCGTTCGATTATCCGACAATACCCGAAGAACTGGACGGGTTTAGACTGGGGGAGGTTGTTTATGACCAATGTGGAGAAATAGGTGTTATATTGGCTTTTAATGAAAAAAACGGTACTGCCCGTGTGAATTCAAACGGTTGCTGCGATGTCGGAAAATTAAAAAAATGTCCTAAAGAAATAGCGGAAAGAGAAGTTAAGCACATGGATATAATTAGTTGAATATGGTTTTGTTGGTTTTGTTATTCGGTGCCGTGATATTCATTTCCGGCACCGACAGGGATAAGCTACGCGAATTTATAAACAAAAGTGATGAATCAGATAAATTTTAAAGATATGAAAGAATATAAGTTAACAGTAGAGTTTCACAATGGGGCGCGGTATTGCTATTACGGCAAGACGAAGAAAGAAGCGTTAGCAGCGTTTAGAAAATCGTTTGGCAGCTTTAAAGGCTTTGTAAAAAAAGAGTGGACGATAGAACAAGATTAACCAATGTGGGGAGGCGGAGAGACACCGCCACCGGGAACTATTTATTAACTTAAAAACATTAACTAGTATGGGAAAAATAGCAAGGCCCATTAACAAGGAAGGGCATTTATTCGAATGTGAGAAAGTGCATATCTCACAGATTAGACAAGGAGATACGGTATTCTATAACGGAGAATCTAAAACAGTCGGGAAAAATTCGTTAAAGTATGATAGTTTTTGCGGATATACATTATTCGGCGACCCTTATCTATTGGGGAGGAGACCCGTAATACGATTTATTACAGTGGAAGGTGGAAAACTTGTTGCCGCTGAATAAAATCATAGTATTAACTTAAAAACATTAAATTATGAGACGTAAAGAATTAGACAACATTTTGCGCAACTTGTTAGTTGCTGGAAATATCGTAACCGTATCATTTGAACAAATGAAGAATATTCGCAAGGAGTTAAACCGATTTGTGAAGTCTGTACAGATAGAGATTATTAAGAGTGATTTTGAAACGGTTTCGTTTAGAGAATTAAGACAATGAAAGAAATATATTGCCACAATTAGCATAGATACATTGTTGGGGTTTTTGCCAACATATCATCTTATGACACCCCGGCAGTAATACGGCTGCCGGGATTGTGGAAAAAGGATATTAAAAACGAATCAATAACAATTATAAAGATATGAACAGATTAAAAAACGCCATTGAGTCAGGGAAATTCGCATGGGAAAAGTATCTGAACGGCAAGACATGGAACGGCATAATGCTGCGTACACAACCATTATTTTGCTGTTACGGGCAAATAGGTTATCAAGTGTTTGTGTACGACCGTGAACGCCATGCAGCCACATTCACATACGATTGGGAGAGACAGCAAATCATATTTTCTAATAACTAAAACAAGGAGGAATGGAGTATGTTTTTTATATGCGTTATCGTGTGGCTCGTAGTGGGTTGCATGAAGGAAATGACAGGAAATAACGGTTTTTAAACCGAATTATCCGCCAAAGGTTGAAAGCCTTGCAAGTGGTGCAAGTTCCACGGGCGGAACTATTTACTAACTTAAAAACAAAAAGATTATGGAAAAGAATTATTTCATTCAGATTAACGAAAAAGGACGTAGTATAATGCTTCAACCATGTAACGCATTAGAAGCTATAAGGTTGCTAAACTTCTACAGCGATGGGATAAACCTGCTTAAAGAAACACAAGAAGTTACAAGCGTAGAACTGTATAAGATTGGCGAATCATTGCCGAAACGAATTTTAATCTAAGGAGGGCTAATTTATGGGAAAGATATATGCTTATCACCGCTTTTCAACGGACGAACAAGACGCGCAAAGCCAGAGAAATATAATAGCAAAGTATGCCGAATCAAAAGGGCTGCAAATTGATGAGATTATTTCCGATGAAGGGATAAGCGGAAGCGTTTCATACAAAAAAAGAAACCTATCCGAATTGTTGTCAAAGACGAATAAAGGAGATACTATTATTGTGTCGGAAGTTTCACGCCTTACAAGAGGTGGAATTATCGAACTTAGCGATATGATAGCCGAATTTTTCGCCCCAAAGGGTTTGCGGTTAATTATATCAAATGTAAATCTTGATATTGATTGCTCGGACATGAATCCGCTTATAGAACTGCAATTATCCATGATGGCAACTTTTGCCAAGATAGAACGGCTTAATATAAAGAACCGTACTAAAGCTGCATTAGAAGCAAGAAAGAAAAAGATAGAGCAAGAAGGCGGCTTTTACTCTAAATCGGGCAACTGGTGTACCTCTTTGGGGGGCACAACAACCGGACAGGCGAAAGGCGGTAAGGTAAATGGCGAAAAAAGAAGAAAGGAAGCGATGAACGATGAAAAGAACAATATGATAGCCGCCATGTTGGAGGGGTGCAATACTCCGCAAGATATTGACAAGGTAGTTGAACGATTGAACGCAAGAGGCATTCGCACACATAGTGGCTTAGAATTTACCCGAAATCGCTTAACCGCGCTCAGAACGAAAATAAACAGGCGTGCGGAATACGCACAAAGCGTATTATCTGAATGAATGTTTAAAAACATGCCTTCTTTATTAATGTAATATTTTACATTGTCAAGATAAACATTTATATTTGCAGTATCAAAATAACACAATAGAACCGGCGGCAACGGATAAGCGGCATTAAGATTATGAAAACTTTTAAATCATTAGATGTAAATTTTCGCAGAGCATTCAAGCAGGCAGCAAAACAAGGTATCGTTAAATTCACGGTTGAAGGAATTAAAGACGATCCTGATTCAATCTATCCGATGTTTGAAGTTTCGAATAATCATGTCACTTACTATTCTGTACAGAGACAAGAGAGTGTTTGTATAACTGACGTAAAATTAAAAGCTGTTATCTACTAATGAAAAAAGAAAATCCGAAATATCCAGGTATATACTTTGCTGAAAACATTATTGATTACCATGGCCAGATAGGGATTATTCGCCTATCTTTCCCTCGTTGTTTTATTTGGTTCGACCAAGATGCGGATAGTATATACTGTAGCTATGATGAATTTAAAGATAGAATAGCCCACATAAATTGGCTTGATCCATCTAACAGCGGAAGCAATAGAGATAAGGAATTAGCATTGATTGAGATGTGGAATTTCTTGTGTGAAGAAGAAAGAGAGGAAGAGAGGTTATATGGAGAGCTTGAATGAGAGAGAACGAATCGGTAAGCGTATTGCCGAGCTCAGAAAGCAAAAGGGATTGTCCCAAGCGAGATTGGCAGAGCTGGTCAGTATAAACCAGGGTCACATAGCACGAATAGAACTTGGTAAATATAGTACAGGTATAGATATCCTTACAAAGATAGGGTATGCACTAGGTTACAGGATTGATTTTATAGAAAACTAAAAAAATGAAAACATTAGAAGAACTCAGAGACTTTATCAACCGAGAAATAAACTTTGTATCTTTGGATATAATTTTTAAAGTAGTTGATTTAGTCATAGCTGAAAACGGATGGACCGATGAACGTCCTAGTTCTCAATACGGTATATGCAATGATGGTGTACGTATCCTTTTCTTTGATTTGGAAATGGTTGCTGTAATCAATGCCATTGACGACTCAGTTTAAAACAAACAGTTTCAGCAAGTAGGGCTGTATAACTCTTGCTGAAACTGTTCTTCCAATTCAGGTGTTAAAGTCTAATCTTACTTTCTAGCAAATCAAATCCTTTTTCCACTTCGGAATTAAGAACTTTCGCATAAACTTGTGTAGTGCGAATGTTTGTGTGTCCAAGCATTTTGGCAACAATTTCAATAGGCACACCATTGTTCAGGGCAAAAACGGCAAAAGTATGTCGTCCCATGTGTGTGGTTATATTCTTATCAATACCTGCGTATTGAGCGACCACCTTTAATGAGACATTATATTTTTGATTGGATATGATAGGTAGCTTATAGTCATACTTCTTCAATATTTCGATTGCCGGAGTAAGAAGCACTATTTTATAATCCTCATTGGTCTTTTTTCTTCTGTCGGATACAATATATTTCCCATTCCTTTCCTCGACATCCTTTTCGAAATTGAATTTCTCAAAATCAGCATACGCAAGTCCAGTGTAGCATTGAAAAAGAAATAAATCACGTATCCGGTCTATTGATGGCATATTAATTTTACAAGTACGGATCATTTTTAGTTCTTCTTCTGTAAGATACTTCCGCTTCTCAAATCTTCCGCGTTCAAAATGCAAACCAACATAAGGGTCTTCATTCAATAAACCGAACTTCATTGCCTCATGCAAATAACGCTTTAAGCGTTTATGATAGTTATAGATTGTAGGTTGAGAAATCTCCTGTTGATGCAGGAATTCATCGTAAAGCGTTATATTCGCTTTTGTCAGGTCATCCATGTAATTTAGCTTTCCGAACTTTTCTAACGATTGTAGCAAAGTTCTATGCTGCTTTCGCGTGCTTTCCTCAATGTCTGTCCTATCCTCTATTCTTGTGCGAACAAAATCAATAAACGAATCCGAATGGTTGGATTTCTCCAAGAACGCGTTAAGTTTTTCAAAGTCGAATTGCTGGTCATTTCTAAACAAATCAAGAATAAAATCATTTAATTTGCTCATCATACCATCAAGCATCGCATTTAACTGGATTGAGTGTACGGAATTAACTACCTTCTTTTTTTCATTCCATTGGTCAGCGTATAGTTTCACTGATGTCCCAATCCATTTCCGTTTACCTTCTGATGTCACTTCAATCTGAACCAGACCTTTTTTGTTTCTTGTGGCGACATGCTTTCTGTCGAACACAAACCTCATTGTTGGATACTTCATACTTTTTGTTTTTTAATGTGAATCACTGGTTGTAATCGAACAGAATCACGATTTTTTATGTATACTGTTAAATAATGCATGTATTGGTTTAATAAATAAAAAACAGCATTTATTCTATTTGGTATCATGTTTTTGGGTATCATTTGATACCTTTGATACTTTATCGGTATCAAAAATAATACGTTTGATGCATTACTGTGCATGATTGTGCACTAATAAACGTTAATAAAAACGAGTTATAAATGCTTATATTCCAATATATTACATTGTAATTAGCTGATATACAATAAAAAAGGCGATTACCGAAGTAACCGCCTTTAGTGATTCCGCTGCGATTCGAACGCAGGACCCACGCCTTAGAAGGGCGTTGCTCTATCCAGCTGAGCTACGGAACCATCCTTGTTTGCGGGTGCAAAGATAATAGCTTTTATCAAAAGTTCCAAAAATCTTAGCAACTTTTTTCGCTCATAACTTATTTTTTTCTATTTAACATTCCAATAAAAGGAATAAAACAACAAACATGAAAGACGTAAACCATTATGCTTGAGTCTATTCCAATCCATTCTGTCAAATTAGTATATAGTAGGGAAGAGAAGAACTGAACAATAAAAAACAAAATAACAAAATAATCGGCAAAGCGAATAAATAAGAAAGTCATTCCTCGAATTATATCTCTGTCATTACGAAAACGCCCGGAAGTATAGCCAAAAACTACTCCTGACAAACCTATCCCGAATGAAATAAGATAATATATGCCTTGCTGAAAAGGTGAATTTTCTAAAGAGCCGGTAATACTTCGCAATATCGTCCAAGGAGCAAAAGTAGTCATGATGATTGTCAACGAATAGATAAATAAAATACAAGCAGAAAACAGTAGGGCACGCTTTTCTTTTCGCGTTAACTGCTTTCCTCTTTTCAAAATCCTGCCAATGGCATTAACCATGCCACTATAAGAAGCTATTCCAAGACCAAAGAGTAAGATCATTATAATTCCCAAAGCAGGAGCCTTAACATAATTACTTGTAATATGTCTAAGCTCCCAGCGGATACCTTCCGGACTAAGCAGACTTTGCACTGTGCCAAGCCCGTAAATACTGCCTATCCATGAGACTAATGCCACTATTACTGTCAATAAAAAGAAGAATGTAGCTACATGGGGAAAATAGTAATTATTCTTCATCCGGCTCTAAATTATCAATATCAATAATACGCAACTCTAAAGCGCGCGTTACAAGACGACATGCATTGACACCGCTTCGCTCATTAATAGTAAACAAGCGATTAATAAGATCGTTTTGCCGCTTTTCTATTGATTTTACACCGAAAGGCATACCTTTTAGATTTGTAATCATTTCTTTGGTATACCCTAGTGCCAAATGTCGAAGAAGACGTTCGTCATATTCATCAATATCATAATTGATGATAGCTTCCTGCCGGCGTTGTTCTTGCGCGACAGATTGTTTGAAGCGTTCTATTATTTTTTCGAGTATGGGATAATTAAACACAAGTTTCTTACCATCCATTACGGCTTGCACATCGGTCGCCGTCAGAAGCTCGCCTGTTTTGAGAATAATACCATCTGCACCGGCATTCAAAACATCTACCCAAAGCTTTTCATTCAACACCTCACCTGTGAATATAAGTACTTTTATTTCAGGGTGATTCTTCCGTAAAGAAGAACATATATCTACACCTATGGTAGTGGAACCACCCAATCCTAAATCGAGTAATACCATGTCAGGAGTATGTACTTTAAGAAGTTCCCAAAATTCATTTTCAGTCATAGCTGTACCAATCACCTCGGCATTAGGAATTTCATGTCTGAAAATCTCTTCAGTACCTTTTAATTCTAACTTAACGTCTTCAACAATTATAACTTTAAATTTCTTGCTTTCCAT